CAGCATACGCTAATAGGCATTGATGCTCAGAAGACATAAGGGGTTTGGTGGATCCAGATGAAAAGAGCAGTCTGGGTTCTAGCTGTGCTCTTTCTGCCATCGAGTTGTCTGGTTCAGGTTTCCGGTTGGAGCAACGGTGGCTACACCGTTGATCTTAACGCTGTTAAGTATGGGACTCACGACTGGATAGCGCAGCATGCTTTGGATTGGCTTCCAGGCAATATGACCTTCTGGATAAGAGACAACCTCGCCATGTACCTATACGGAACCGAGTTACCTGACAATCCGAAACCACTTCTAGGCGACGGCATAGGAGACGTAGTTCTCCATCATGTGTACTACCGGGCGAGTGGACAGTTGCAGGATGATGCGTCAGCTCGGAGAGCTGGAGAGGCCTGCAATCAAGTTCTCTCATACATGGCTGCTAAAGACCTGAGAAACGCTGCGAAATGGATGGGCGTGACCTCACACTACGTCTCTGATCTCGCAGTCTTCGGCCATGTCATGGGAGCTAGCACCGATTGGGGAGCAGAGAAACACCACGACCCCTACGAAGACTGGGTCCTGAAATTCACGGATCAATACAGTACTCCTGCTCCATATCTGAAGTTTGATGGGTCACTGAGCTTAATCGCCCCCTACGATGCCACGCTGAAGCTAGCTTACGACACAACCTTCGACACATCAGGAAAAGGAAAAACATGCAAATGGATGGATACAAACTACAACACGAACAACGCGGCCTTCAAGGCGCGAGTCGAAGAATCTCTCACCCTAGCAGTAAATACAATCTGTGATCTTATCTACACAGTCTCCACATCTGCTGGCATCCCGGAATTCTCACACATCATACTAGTACCACTCATCACTCTGGCCGCATGCATGGTCCTGTTGAGAGCTTTCGCTAGACGTGGTGAAGATGAGAAAAAGTAGCGGTGAACTAGGCGGATTGGACGAACCGGACATCCCATAAAGCCTGTTTTGGCTTCCCCGACTGGCGAAAATGAGGATCCAACATCAGACAGGTCACAGGTGAGGATCCGTCGCAGAAGTCGAGGGCTCGCGCAGTACCATCCGCCAACGCCTTTAAGGCCGCTATCTGATCTATCACGGTTTGTTGACTACCCTCGATCAGGCCGCGAATGAGGTAGTCTCCACCATACTTTCCCCTGACAATCCTCTTGGCGATCGAAGCCCCTGGAATGAACTTCTCGAGATATCCTACCTTCTGCAATTCCTCAACTTCAAGCACCAGGGGAAGCGTTGTGGTTCCAAACTTGACCATTTCTCATCCACTCTGAGGCGTTCTTTCAAGAGGCTTTATCCTATTCACTATGTCAACAAGCAGGTCGGAAAGGTCGCGGTATTCTGGTAGTTTCATCTGAGAAGATGGATAGGCCTCTATTTCGACGTAATCCAAGCCGCCTATCATATACCTGGTGACGCGCAGGACTCGATAGTTGCCATCTACTCCAAGGATTGAGTTGTGAAGATGAATCATGTCGCCAGCCCTCCAGGTGCCAGCCGCATAAGTGTCATCAATGACAGCTACGACTCTATCCCGTGGTGTTGAGTTCGCCGTCAAAATAGTCTGCGCCCAGGCATCAAGAAGCGTCTGATCATTAAACGTCTTATCAACGTAGATCCTAGACTTTGCAAGATTCGGATAGGCTGTCTTGACTGCGGCATCTGTTTTTGTTGAGGTGAGTTGGGCGGCGCCTTCGCCTCGACCGAGGGCTTTCACTTTCCAGTCGAGCTCGGTTCCCTCTGATTCTCGCGTGGCACCGAACAGGTTGGATCCACGCGCAAACAGGACTGACCCTGATAGGTCGCTGCCTCTCTCAGAAACCATGTTGAGTGTTCCCTCAGGAGCTATGTAGGCGTTCCAAGCAAGTTGACGAGCCAGACGAAGAACCGCTGTGTAGAGTTGTTCATAGTCGGCGCGAAACTGAATCGGAGAACCATAGGTGCTGACGGTTCCCTTCGTGATGACTTGGCCTGATTGGGCTGGATAGGTGCGGATTTCTCTAATCGGATAGGGCGTTCCTGAGGCCTGAGTCACCCTGACATATTGAATACTCTCTGCCGCGAAAACGGCGACCGCGTGATTTCCTTTGTGAGTCGCATTGTCATAACGGGTTGTCCAAGTGGAGTCGTTGGGGCTTGTCTCAATCTTCATCGGTACGCCTGCTGTTGGAATGTCGGCGATGACATCTATTCGAGCTATTGATTTCGCAGCCAAGTAGTTTATCTTGATCCAGCCAGCCGAGGTCGCTTTCCATGCAGAAAAGAGGCTCCCATCGCAGACGGCCTCTTGGTCGTAGCCCGTAGCGGTGGTTGAAGACGTTATCGTAAGAAGATCACGAACATAGAAGTCACGAAACTCAGCTCTTGACAAGCCGAACATCACGCCTGCGCGTGAGCTTGTCCATTCAGCCGTATTGGTGACGCTGAACTCCTTGTTCTCGTTCAGGATTCGCAAAGAGATATTTGTTCCGTTCACTCGCCAACAGAGATGATATTCCTTCCCCCACTCCCAAACATAATCAGTGTTTCCCATCCGCGACCATGATGAGCCGTAACTCTTGCACAATTCCATCCAAGCGGAATGACTTGAAGGATCTCGAAACAAACAGCCTGCATACATGCAGATTGAATAGCCCTGCCCAGGAATTCCCTCAGCGGATCCGTCATAAGTTTCATACAGAGTGAGGCCTATGCGCCTTCCTTCCTGATCTGTGGTGGTGATTCCTCCGCTGCCGGCAGAAATCGGCTTGACTCGTGCGAACACGGCATAGTTCGTCTTGTTCTCAGCCGCAACGTTTCTTCGAGCGAACCAACACAGGTTGTTGAATTCATTACCTGTGTCGCGAATTGCAGTATCCCATCCCTCGAAGTATCCGCTGCCTTTCTTCCAGTGACCTCGCCGCCAGAACCAATCACCTGTCTGTGCTGGCTCGCCTTCAACGTCACCTAGAAACTGATCAGCGAAGACGTATCCAATCTGAGTCATTGCTCCCGCTTGGGCAAGTGCATTGTAGATGAGGCAGTCAAGGATTCTTTCTGGGTAGGTTCCTAGGAAGGTTTCTCGATCGAGAGGATACTGCATCAGCTTGACGCTTCCTTGATCTCGACCTGAGACTCTTATCGTTTCATCCTCTGAATCAACAAGCCCGCGTTTCTCGACAACGCCAGTGAACTCAACCGTTGCGGTTCCTAGCCGCTTGAACTCCACAAGATCGTTGGCCACTCCATAGGCTGCCCTTGGTTCAAGTTCTAGCTCGAACGAATGAGGAAGCATGATGTCCTCAGTGTATTTGAAGAAAACAGGAAGACGCTTCGTTCCAGCAATATAGGTGTCAATGCGACTGGACATGAAGCATCAACTACTGCGATCGAACCGCGTCAACGACCTGTCTATGCAACTGCGTCAGATAATCATCAAGCTCGGACTTGTTGCCGACAGCCAGAGTTCCAACACTTGAATATACGTTGACATATATCGTACTTGGACTAGGCGCTGCGACTGCGGCTACTGGGGTCCCAAGAGCAGGCGCACCCAACGCTCCGACTTCAACGGATAGTTTTGAGAGTTTTGCGAAGTCCTCATTAAGTGTCCTCAGTGAGACTTCCCCCGAATCGAACTTGTTTCTGAGCATGTCCAAAGCTTCTCCTACCGATGTTGAATCCTCCACAAGCACTCCGAAAGCACTGTGCATCTGTTCCACCGTTACATTGGCTGAGATGAGAGGATCCAGCATATTCTCGAGACTCGCCGAGATTGTTTCCGCGAACTTCGACATATCACCCTGCTTTGTCGAAAGGCTAGTTGAGAGTTCAATGAAGCCCCGGCGTAGTTCCTCCATCGAGATCGTACCCGAGTCCAATCCTTCTTGTAACTTGCCAAGTTCTTCGCCTACACTGCCAGAACTGTTGACCAGATCTCCAAAAACATCATTCAGCTGTTCAAGCGTTACCCCCGCCGTCAGGAGAGGATCTAATATATCCTCGAGACCCTGCGAGATTGCTTCTGCAGACGTTCCCCGGAGTTCCTCGAGAAGATCTGCGATATACTCTGTGCCAACTTCAACTTCCATACTGATTCGATCCATAGAGTCTTGCGTTTCTTTGATCATCTCCTTCCACATGTCAGTCCAGATGGATCCACCGACAAGATTCTTGTAGACATCTTTGAAGGTATTCGTTACAGCCTCTCCTGCACCCATGACGGCCTCTTTCATTCCCTTCACCGCATCATTCGCACCTGCCGTCATAGCATTCCAGAGTTTTCCTAACCAGTCAATCGCGCCTCCGATAGCCTTACCGAAATCGGTGAGAATGTCAATGACTTTTATGAATCCGTCAACTAAAGGTAGGAGAACGGGCAAGAGAGCAGCACCTATCTTCTCGCCCAACTCAGCCATTTTGATTTGCAGTTGAGCCATCTTACCGGCATAGGTTGAGAGGTCTGCTTGAGCCGCGCCTCCAAACTGCTTCTGAACATTCTCCATCGTCTCGCTGAATTTCACCGCAACGTCTTTTGATTCAGAAACGACGACACCCATGCGCTCCAAGAGCCCTGTGTTTCCCTGGAAAGCCTTACCAACATTCTGAGCTGCGATTGATAGATCAACTTGTTTTGCTGTTGCAAGATCCATCACACTGTTAAGAGTGTTCAATGCTTCGGGAAGTTTCATACCGAAGTCCATCAGAGTTTTCAGGGCCGCAGCCATCTGCTCATCGTCGAATCTGCTGACTCCCATCAAAGCTTCTGTCGCATTATGAATCTGTTCTTCAACACCACTCCAAGCTTCTCCAGAACGCTCCACAGTTCCCTTTAGTCGATTCCAAACATCCTCGGCTGATACGGCTGCCTCGAAGCATCCTTTCAAACTTACAGCCAATGCGCCAATTCCTGCTACTGCTGCGCCCATCGGGCCTGCCGTTGCGAACCCGGTTATGACGCTTGATAACTGCTGTCCAAGTGGCCCCAGTTGACTCAAGGCGCCAGTGAGCGCACTAGAAAGCTGACCGAACACACCACTGGCTTCATCTACTGCTTTGATGGCTATGACTACATTTCCTTGAACGGTACTCATCCTCTGCATGCCTCCATAACTGCTTGAACAACTGCCTCGAGAAACATCGAGGTGAAAGCCTCGACCGTGGGTTGGATGAAAGGTTGGGCACGAGTTCGATAAGTGCCGATTTCTACCCAGAGAGCGTAACCAGCAGATGCACCGAAACTATATACCAACCCCTCTACTGCGATGAAGAAGATGGTTGATCTGAGATATCCGGTTCTGACTGGGACGATGAGTGATGCGTAGATAATCATCTGGTGCCCAATGTCAAGGAATTTCGCATGAACTTTGGCTTGCAGATTCTCCGATAGGGATTTCAGCATCTGCGTCGCTGTGTCTTCAAGAATGCTAACCGAGAATGACATCTTTTCACATCTTGTTTCTAGCGGCTAAGGCGTGAAGCAGAAAACTCACTGTTTTGAGACGATGCTCTCTGAGTTCCTCAGGCCACTTGCCCAGTGTCTCGCATAAGGCTAGAACTGCTTGGCCTTCGATGCTTTTCGCTAGATAGATCAGATTTGCGTCGGCTTGGATAAAGGGCCTCTCGCCCCACCCAAACCGAGGGCCTCGAGAATACGCGTGCAATTCGCCAGGCCGAGGCGGGCCAGGTTCTCCTCCGTGACCGAAGAGTCAGCGCGACCCCAGGTTAGCAGCAAGGTCTTTACTGCCAACTTGAAGGGATCCTTCTCCTCAGCCAAGGCGGGATAGTCGCCGAACTTGAGATCATAGGTTTTGATCTTGCAGTTGAGATCCGGCACGAAAACTTCACGCGGCTTATCCTCTTCTGTGAGGATCTCGGCCAGTGTCTTGAATTTGGCTTTCTCAGCTTCTTCGTGAAGCTTGATCTCTTGATCGACTCGCTTCTCTATCTCCTTCATTCCCTCGCTTTTCTCGCTCATTTTCTTTCTCTCCCTCCTCTCCATTTCTTTTATCCTCCTTCGCGATGAACAGCCTGCGCGTGGATCCTGTGTGGTAAATTAGACGGGATCTGGGCAGGCTGCGGATGAAATCTCGCACGGCCACATAGTCCTCCAAGGGACCGCGGCAGATGAAGCCGTAGGAGACGCATACCTCTAAGTCTCGCTTCTCCAGATTTACCAATCTCTCTCATTCTCCAGAACAGATTTCCAAAAAAACTGGGGTTCTTCTATGCGGCTGTTCCTGTTACCACTTCGTCGCCGATGAATCCGACGTCCTCAGCTTCAATCGCGCCCTGGGTCGCTTTGAAATCAAAATCTTTCAGGATCGCGTTCTTCACCGTGATTGTTGGTTGACCGGTGGCTTTGCCGTTGGGGTAGATGACTACGTCGACCTGTGTTCCGGCCAAGACAAGATCGGCGTAGGTGTTGAGAATGAAAACCTTGGTGAATTTGCCGGATTGATGTTTGTTGCCTTTCACAAGTTTCGGTTTTCCTCCGTCACCGAATCCGTAGTGCTCATCCACGTCGAGCTTGAATGAGACGCTAGCAGCAGTTGTTAGTCCTTCACCGATCTCGGTGGCGCCGAGCTTGACGACTGCGAGCAGTGGTTTGTATGGAGTAGACACATTCCATCTTCCTCCTAAGTCTCGTAAGCTGAGCCTACCACGGGTTCATTCGTCAGGGTTGCTTGTGTCACGGTGATCACGTTCGTGAGAACAGTGCAGGTGCAAACGGACCCATCACTCTTCTTCCTGAGAGTGGCCCCTACGATTGCAGCGTATTCAGTGATGGTTATCGTGTCGCTCGTCGACACGGTTGACTCGAAGTCTACGATTCCCTTCTTGACCTCAACGGTCCTGACATACTTGGTTCGGCTAAGTGGCGTATATCCTCTATCGGCCATTTTTCATATATTCCTCCTTCAAGAGTTAGGTCCCGTCTCGTGGGCCAGACGGTCAACGAATGACTAGGATTTCTTCACAGTTGTCTCGATCTGGTAGTACAAGTAGCGGCGCCAGATCTTCTCTTCAGGTACGTCCTTTCCGTCCTTCAGAACGATGTCGATGAAACCCATCTTGGTTCGATCCTCGAAAAGCTTCATGATGACCTTGTCTGCAAACTGGCGCATCTCAGTCTCGGTGCGGGCCCACACATCGACCTGCAGGTTGACAACAAATTGCTGCATTGTGACTGGAAAGCCGCCATCCATGCCAGTATGTATCAGGGTGAATGTGACGCAAGGTAAAGGAAGGGCTCCGGGTGGCCTAACCGGGTAGACCTTCAACCCTTCGATCTCACGAAGCTTTTCAGCGACCGTGTTCTCAACGGTTTGAATCGGCTTCGACACGGAATCCTACCTTTCCTTCACCTTGTGGTTGTGAATGTGCGTCCTGTAACCTGTCGCCGAAGTTCATCTCCTCTCGCTCTGAACTCGTTCTCTTTCTCCTCGTTCTTGCTGAAACGATGAAAACAATTCGCTGCCGCCAGGAACGTGGACCATTCTTGGATGACTTTCATGCTGTAGCGGTAAGTCATCTCGATCTGCGCACCGATCGAAGGCGCTGTTGTGAAGATGATCTTGCCTTCTGCGCCTCGGAGTTCAAACTTGTCTGAGGCCTGTGCCAGCGTATCTACGTAGATTGTGACTTTGGATTGGTCGTCGGTTGTATCGCCTATCTCGTCGACGATGGGTTTGTAGAAGGTTCGAAAGGTCTTGTTTCTCGAGGACTTCTGGATCCCTAGCGGTTCTTTGATCTGTTGTCCAGTCCAAACCTTGTCGGTGATTGACTCGATTTCTCGGTCTGCCCAGTCGATCATACTGGTGACTATGGGATCGCTGATCTCTGTCTCCGTCAGACTGGAGATGCTTCTAACTGCTTCAACGGTTGTGTACGACATTCATCTATTCACCTCTATCTTCCGAAGAATTCGGCGGGCGATATTTTTGCCCAGCTACCTCTATGAACGGGAAAGGTTCGTCAGGTTTGGGAATTAAAAAGCCGACAGGGAGATCGGCGCCGTGCCTCTTGCTGGGCCTCGGTGGTCTAGCTCTTGGCGACCACAGTCAGGCCGAATGTGAATGTTGGTGTGTCACTTCCACCGATCGTGGCGACAGCCCGCACATACTTGCCGAAGTTCGCGGCGAGCTTCTTCAGGTAGGTGCCTTCGGTCGTTATCTGTGTGAAAGCGTCGCCGAGATCCGCGAAGTCGGTTCCGTTGTGGCTGCCCTGGAATTTGATGTCCAGGGTTGGGCTGGTCCCTACCTTGGCAGTTACTCTAGCAAATGCTATGGCTTCTGCATATGTGCCGAGATCCTTGGAAGTACTGTTGGTATCGCCGCTGCCTCGGGTTGCTGACGCTAAGAACTCTATGACGCTGCTTCCCCGAAGCCTATCATAGATTGCCTTCATGGCCTCAGCGCTATTGTGCCAATTCACCATTTCGCATTATCACCTCTAGTTTTTTGTTTCGTTTCGATTCGGAAACGGACGGTCCTCAAAAATGGGGGCTTTGCAAAACAGGAATCTTGTGGAAAAAGGGATGTGGGGAGCTTAGGCGGTGATGATCTTCACGATGCCTTTCGCGTTCAAGACGCCGAGGCCGTACTCCATCGTGCCGTACATGTAGGTCTTCCTCTCGCCTGCCTCGTACTTCGATTCCACGTCAGGATCCCGTTTGACTTCCTCGACCCACGCTCTCTCACCAAGTAGGAAAGCGTGGTAGGTTGTGATTCCTCCTGCACCTGTGCCGGTTGGAACCTGCGTGGTCTTCAGCACTCTGATGCCCAAGTACTGCCCGATCTCACCGTTCATTATCACTTCGCGGCCACCGTACTGGGCAGCGTTGACAAACCTGTCGCTCTTCAGCAATGCGTTTTCCTGGGCCGGATGAATTACCAAGAATCGCGCATCGCGGTTGTTGTTCCGCATCGCTGTTATGGCGTCAGCCAAGATGTCTGTGTCAAACACATCGCCTGCTGCAACTTCGTTCTCGGCGGCTTTTCCACCACCGCAGACGGTTCCTGCGATTCCAGACGCAGCATTGAGTGCTGCGAGTATGTCCTTGTCTTCCTTGTTCGCCACTGCCTGAGACAGAAGATCGGTCAACACATCGATGACATTGAATGTGACTTGTTCGATCACCTGTCGAGTCACCGAGAGGGGCGCGATGATCTCCTTGACTGTTATTTCGAGACGGTCCACAGTGACGGCGAGATCGTCTGGTTTCGTCGCTTCAGTTGCATCTATCGCCTCAAGGATCGTTGGGACCTTGGGGAAATAGAACTTGTTTCCTGGAGATCCGCGCAGAGTGGTGTCAACGATACCGAGCGTTCTCATGACTCGCTTGGGCTGAGCTCCGAGCTCAACCTGTGGACCCCAGATGATCGGTATGGCTTTCGCTGCGTCCGTTGTCGTCAAAGCTTCTTTGAGTTTGTTGGCGACCTGCGCCTGCCAGGGAGATATCGCTTCCTGGAGCGAGGCTCCTGCTACGATCCCTTTTCCTGCTTCTTCCTTCGACAATTCTTCCTTAACCTCCTTCTTCTTTTCCTCAACTCTTGCCTCGTGAAACTCCGGCGAGGTCATCTGTAGATCCTTGTAGTGGCTGGCGAGATGATTGTAGACTGCTCTGTGATCAGCGGCGGGAATGTTGGTTCCGCCATGTGCGCCTAGAAGCGCGGCCATTGCTGCAGCGAGATGTGTTCGGTCGACATTGCCTTGCTTGTCGTGGTGCGGCAGCTTCCTGAGATTTTTGTTGTCGCTAGTCTTGCCGTATGCTGGATCTATCCAGGCGAACGCGCTGTCAGGCAACGCGTTCTGATACGCCGAGTCCCACTGTGCTTCCAGTTCTTCTTTCATTTTGAGAAGGTCTGGAGTAGGGATCTGCTCTAAACCGGTCGGAGTCTCCGCTGGCGTTACAGTTGAGGAAGGAGTCTGTTCACTCAATCAAAACAACTCCTTTCAAAATTTTCTGTTACTCATCGATCCGCTTGCGCGGTCTCAGTAACCGTGATGATGTTACCACACGTGTGGTAAAACGGCGTTAAGCCTTCACGCCTCGTCTTCTGAGCTCAGCCACAACCGCAGCCAGGTACTGCTGTCTCTGCGACTCGCTGAGAGATTCGCTCAGCTTTTTCTCCCAGAGTTTTATTGTTGTGAGGGGATCTCCAGGAGCCACGCCTTCGGTCAGAAGGGCTAGACCTGTGAAGATGATTCCTCTTGGAACGGTGACCTGCCCGACTTCGGCGCTCCGGAACTTTGCGTCGATGCTGACATTCTTGATTTTGCCCGCTTCGTAAAGCCGGTTAGTCTCTTCATCTTCGACATAGATGACTGCTTCCACATTGTTGCTCTCGAATTCTGCGTCGACAGTTTTGTTTTGAGGGAAGAGAAGTTCCTTTTCGTGGTTGATGTTGAGAGGGCGTTCAGCTAGGGACCGGGCGGCCAGCTTGAGCTCTTCCTCAGTGTACTTGTTCCTGTTGCCTGTAGTCGTGACATGAATTGCATGAACCTTGTAGAACTTGCCTGGTCCGCCTTCCGTTGCCTTGTAGAATTGGATTGGGGAAGTCCACCGGAAAGATTCAGCGAGACTCGCGATGCGAAACCTAAGTCTTCTCAGCGGGTTCACTTTCACCCACCTGTAGATCCGAATGATCCTTGATCCATTGCCGGGCCTTCTCCATGGTCCAGTCTTTCTTCTTCGCAAACATGATCGATTGAATTGTGAGTTTGTCTTCGCCCCGCAGTCTACCCACGACTGCGCGGATTCCCTCATCCTGGCTTAGCCAGATCGTTCTGAAACTGTATGGTTGGAATGTGTCGGGCTCCCGAACTCTGCGTCTAATGTTGTTCTCATTCTCATCCCATCCTTCTGCCAGCTTCGCCGCGTATTCTTGTCGATCCTCGTCTGTTTCAGGGATCACGTGGATCCTTCCGCCTTTGTCGCGAAAGAACCTCATCTCTTTCAGACACTCGGTGGCAAGAGTCTTCTCTTCCGGTTGCTCTTGGAGTTCGAAGCCCGCGTACTTCGCCAGCATGTTCCGCACCTCGTCTCGAGTGAGGTATTCGATGCCGGATGTGGCGCTGATCTGCGCCAGTTGGACGATATGTTCCATCTTGACTTTAGGCCTGTCGGGTATGCCCCAGCGGATTCGAACCCCCGCCTCAACAGGATCCATCTCATTCTGTCGGAGAAGGACCTCGAACACTTCTTTCTCTACGGTGCGGGCGATGAACCGTTGCAGGTACATGATCTTGCGTTGGGAGGCTTGGTCGGCTACGGTGCTGCTGGCCTCGGTGAAGCCAGGCGTGGTTAGAAGTCTCGTCATTGGAGTCTGAAGGCCTTGCACCACTTGTGAGTTGATGTGGTCGATGAAACCGTCGAAGCGAGCAGAAGGATTGATATCAAGCGAGTTGACCGTGACCGGCTTGTTGGTTACAAAATCCGCGTCTGCCGGCGCGTCCTGGATTGTGGGAGCGTATTCCTCCTGGAGTTTCTGGTCGCCTACGCCTTCAAAATTCCACAGCCGTTTCGGCGCCGCGTAGCGATGCACAATCTTTTGAATGTCGTCTTCAAGCCTGGCTTTGATGTCGAGGAATGCTGGTCGAACAGTTCTTTCGTCTATCTGTCTGGTTGAGGCGAGGCTGCGCAGGATCCCTGTTCCCCAAGCCGAACCGTCCAAAGGATTCAGGCAGAAGTGAATGATCTGGTCGGGGGTGAACTCAACGGTCTCAGTCCCGATTTGCTGCAGGTAGCTCTGTAGCCGTCCGTACTTGTCTCGTTGAATGGATTTGATTGAGGAGAGAGGAAGGATTTTGAGTCTGACAATTTTCTTCTGCTTGTCGAAGACCCTTTCCGAGAAACTGTTGCCACTGAACACGACCTCCTTCGAGATTTGCATCAGCAAAGCGTCCATGTTCACCGTGGCGCAGAACTCGTCAACGATCTTCTTTGCGTCTTCGAAGCCTGCGTTGCAGACCGTGTAGAATCCTACGCCTGCAATCTGCTCACTCATGTAGTCGACTGAAGCCATGACAGCTGGATCTTTCGCGTAGTAATCTACAAGTGTGGCGAGGCTGACCGACGGTTGTTCTCCAAGCCTCGTCTTGACAGCGGGAATGAAAAGCCCTTTCTCAGATGTGGCATCCTTTACGGCTTCAGCTAGTTTGCCAGGCAGTTTCTGAAATCGATCAAAAGCGGGAATCTTGATCTTGCGCGTGATGCTGCTGAAGAATCCGCCTTCTTTTCTGCTCAAAGCGCGTTACCTACTTGTCTACCTACCTGCTTACCTGCACGTTGCCTCAGGCGATAGTTGCGAATCACAAGATTGACCAAGGCGCCTTCGCGCAATCCTTGTCCCCATTTTCTCGAGGCCATGCTGGAACGGATTGTCTGAACGACAAAGCCTCGGTTGCGGTAGAGTCTGCGAATCAAGGGATGGTTGCCGTATGTGAGAAGCCATTTCCCCTGAACTGACAGCAAGAGGTCGGCCAGATCCACGTGGTCCTGTTCAGTCATTGCAAGTTTGTTGGCTTGCTTAACGTCGAGGTAGGGCGGGTCGAGGAAAAAGAACACATCGGGAGCGTCTCGGTTCTTTATGCATTGCCTGAAATCTAAGTGGTCGATATCGAGCTTCCGTATTCTCTCCGCGATCGAAGCTAGAGATTCTGGAACGTTGGCCCAGCGACTAGCTCGACTAGGACCCTTTCTGGTGAAGGCCCATCCGGACCCAAACCGCCCAGCAAAGCAGGATCTCATGCAGTAGAAGAATGCTACGGCCCGCTCGAGAGGGTCTATTATTTTGCCTTCGTCCAGGTCTTTCGTGAATCGCGCATATAGTTCTCTGCTGAACGGAAGCCACTCGAGACGCTTCAGGAATTCGTCTTTTCGATCTCTCACAACCATGAACACGTTGACAAGGTTTGAGTCTATGTCGTTGTAGACCTCTTCTTGGCTGGGTTGCTTGGCGAAGAGTAGAGCCGCTGCGCCTCCGAACACCTCCACATACACGCGGTGCGGAGGAATCAAAGGCAGCAGTTTCTTGACTAGGAAATGTTTTCCTCCTGTGTACGGGAAGAAGCGCGAAGCTATTCTGAATATCATTCTTTCTTCTTTCTGCGTTTCAACCACTTCTCCAACTCGATTCGACATTCATGACACAGGATCAGAGTGATCTCGTAGAGTTCTCGCGTCTCCTTGCAGCGTTTGCATCTGGCCATTCTTCTTCCTCAGCTGCTGCTGGATGTAGAAGCGAGTCTTGTTCTCTCGGCAGGATTTGCAGACTGGAAACTGACCTATCCTGGTCGGACTCACTCTCACAGTGAAAAAACCGACCTCAGTCAAAGGAACTAGTCTGTGACAGATTACGCATTCAATGAGTTCATCGCTCTTCTTCCGGCGGAGCGTAGAGTGTCTTTTCATCGGTTGGGACGTAGGCATCATTGGTCTCTCTCGCGACTATTGACTTCACTAACGCGCCTAGCATTCGCAGATTTGGATGGAGGGTGAAGATTCGCCAAAGCCAACATCGGATTCTTGCTCTGCGCCATGTTCGGGCCCGAATGTATGGGCCGCACCACTGTCGGCCTTGCATGTTCCGGTACTGCGTGAGAAAGATCGCCATTCTATCGCTTCCTTATCGGAATGAATGCTGGTGCCTCGCTCTCTCGAGACGCGTAGACAGCCAGGGCGATGGACCAGAACCGGTCGTCGTGGGTCCCCTCGTCGTGATTGAACTTCACGTTGCCGTCTTTGGTGAGCTCGTACTTCTCAACGTTCAATTCAGCGATGACGTCAGGGTCGTATGGCAGAGCGAAGTTCTTCAGCTGCATCTGCTCCTTGAAGTATTTTGCCATCTCCATCTTTGACTGCATGCTGAAGATGACCGGTGTGACCTGCGTGACTCCAGCTGCTTGCATATCCTTGACAACGTAGCTTTCTCGCGTCGCGTCCACCAGGACCTTCTCAACTTCCTGGAAGCGGTCGCAGAGCGCCTTCGTGTAGCCGATGACAGTGGCGTATGGCGTCTTCAACGGAAACTGGTTGCAGTGGACCAGGCCAATGCGATTGTTCCATCTCTCCACCACTGAGACCACGGAATGGTCGTGGATTTCACCCAGATCGATGCCAACGCTGAATCGGCCTTTCGGTGTGGACTCGAACGGATAGTAGATTTGGTGCGGGTTGAGCTCGTGCCAGGCATCGGTCCAGATGCAGGCGACGATGAAATCTCGAGGCAGATATGCGTCAACGTCTTCGCTGAACTCGGCTTCAAACTCTCGGATGAATCGTTCCGGTGGGCTGACGGTGCGCATCTCATCAATGAATTCCTGAGTCATGAGGCCTGCAGCAACAACATCACGCCAGGTGACATGGTGGCGGGACCAGATCTTATCGAGTTTTGGGTCCTTGCACATCTGGTAGAAGACGGACTTCGTGGCCCAGGGTGTTGAGGATGCGATCAGCGTGCCATCTGTCGTGGCCAGCATCGGATACAAGATGTTGTAGAAGATTATTTCATCGTCTCGAAAGAATGCTGCCTCGTCGGCCAGCACTTGGTGGGCCGTGTACCCCCTCAACAGATTCGGAGAACAAGGCAGAGCGACCATTTGGCTGGCGTTTCTGAACCAGATCGTAGTTCGCTGCATCTTGCCAACGATGGCTTTGCGTTCATCAGATTTCATGCCATAGAGAAAGCCTTGGACCCGATCCATCATAATCATTGATTGACGAAGAGAGGGAGCCACGATCAGAGACAGCGTTTTGGGGTGCGTTGCGGCGAACCAGATTCCTCGAACCGCGATAGTTGTGGTCTTTCCTGCTTGACGACTCATGCGCACTGCGATGCGTTTCGATTTGTCTGTGAGAATTTTCTCTTGGTAAGGTAGAGCCGTGAAGCCTAGAAATCTTTTGCCGAATGCGACCGGATCATCCTTTGTTTTCTCGAGTAGGTTGGCTGTCGACTGGTCTAGTTTCGCTTTGCTTTCCTTGAGTCGTATCGCTCGTTTTCTGAGACTCGCCCACCCTGACAATTTCTTCTGCCTCCATTTCGTCAAGCATCCGCTTGATGTCGTCGTACTCGGCGTTCTTCGCCATCATGTCCCAGATCCGGTAGAAGCGAGCTATGCGGTCATGGATGTAGAGACGGTTCTCGACTCCTTTGACTCTGGCCGCTAAGGCGCTCAACTGGTCGATGATCTCAGTGACTTCTATGAGCTTCTTCTCGCGCAAAGCCGGTATGTCAAGCCCAGATCCCGCTATGATGAACTTGAGACGGTTGATTGCTTGCAGAAATTTCACGTGTGCAACCCTTTCCAAAGCCTTTTCACTCAAGAAAATAGGGTGACTGTCACCCTCTTTTTTTCGTGCGTAGCCTTCCACAACAGCCCGAATTAAGCCAGCAACGGGAATTCCGCGTCGATTTGCCTCCGCTTTGACCCATTGCAGCACTATCGGATCGAACCGTACAGTTATGGGTGGGTTGCCTTTACCAGGCAAGGAAGGTCAGAATCCATCCGCCAACCCAGAGGCAAGCTGCCAGTATCACCAGCAGCAGTAGAATCCTGAGGCCGATGTGGATAGCGATACTCAACACGGCTGAGAGTAATATGCCTCCCACGATGGCTAGCAGAACAATCCCTAGGATAACTATCAATAATGGAAGCATTCAGTTTTCACCTCCGCGCAACTTGTCGAGATGCTGATATGCAAAGCACATGATCAACCAACCTCGATGTCTAATGCACTCCGGAAGCCAGAGCGGACCGGCGATTATCTTACCGATTGACAACACGGTTTGACAGACTAAGACGCGTATCATGTTTCCCTTTCCCGTCTTCTCGGCAGTCTTTCTCCAACTTCTCGCAAAGCATCCTTCAACAGAAACAAGGCGCCGAACGTGAACAAGGAGACGGAGATGTTGAAGATGCAGATGATCAGCAGCAACAGCAGAACTGCAGCGCTGACCGGGACAGGTTTCGACTGCAGGAGGACTTCAAGAACATTCGCCAGAGGCTCTCGAAGCAATGAGAGCAGAAGAACGGCGGCTATCACTGAACCCCCAAGCAGAACCGTGGCGTACTTGCGCACATTCTCCAGGCCCCCATGGTGCGGTTGGAGGCTTGCTGGCCAAAATCTACGTTTTCCCAACATTCATCAACTCTTTGAGTTTGAGGTAGGCTCGGTACGCGTTCACACGTCCGTGGCCGATGGAATGTTTCTCGTCAAACTTCTTTCGGGAGAAGAATCGTTTCAAAGCGGCCTGCAAGCGGTAGAAGAAACCAGTAGGCAGCGAAGTGATTCTCGAGACAAGAGGCATGTACGCGGGATCACAGGATCCCAGGATTGCTGTCTTGATCTGCTGGGGCGTGGCCTTGAAGGCCTGTCTCAGCAGCGCCCAGACTCCGGTCGCGTGAGGTGTCGCGAAACTCGAGAGATCGAAGAACCCGTACAGGTCGCTGTGAATGTCGCAGGTTGTGGTGTGACATGCTCTTGCTGCAAGGATACGTTCTCCAGGAGCAACACAGTCAGGCTTGACGCGGCCATCAAGAGTTGGGCCGCGAGAAGATGCCAGTCTCAAAACGTCTTGGTTGTTGACGCAGCCAACAGTGATCGCTTCCTCAGCTGCTCCCGGGCTTCCGATCGAGTAATGGGCCGGGCCATAGTTGCCTGTGGCACAAATGACACCTATCCCTTTCTTCTGTACCAGATAGTTGACTTCTCGGCTGACAGGGTCCCGACCATCTGTGACGCAGTCACTTGTGATGCTGAAATTGATTACTTGAACGCCTTGACTTGCTAGCCATTCTAGGGCATCGATCAGTACGTCTTCCTCGGCGGATCCGTCGTCCTGGGTGACTTTGGCGATTATGAGCTGTGCGTCGTATGCGATTCCTCTCAGTCGCCAGTTCTTGGCGCCCTTGCCTGCGATGATTGAGGCGACAGCCGTTTCATGGCCGATAAGGTCTTCCGGCCCGCGTGTGCTGAAGTCTTTTACTGCAGCGATTTTGCCTTCCAGGTCCGGGTGCGTGAGATCTATGCCGGTTCCGACTATGCCTACTAGGATGCCTTTGCCTGTGAATCCTTGCGCCCAGAGCCTGGTGACGCCGAGACGCCTGCAGATTCCATGTGTCAAACTATCTCACATTGTGGAATGGGATTGCCTTAGCGATCTTCTGCAGTCTCCCCTGGTTCTCCATCTTGATCTCTACGATATCGTCCTCGGTCGCGGTCGCGTACATTGTCTCGAGATGTGGAACGAGTTTTACAACTTCGAGGCGTGGATCCTTGGCCAGGGTCGCCAGGACCGGTTCAGATGCCTGGATCGAGAACTTGAGTCGGCCCTTCATGGCCGGTTTGAATTCTCCCGAGCCAGTCAAGACAGTTGAGGCGCGTGGACAGGCGCCGCACGGTGAGATGTGACTGGGGGCGCTGAGGCAGATGTTTTTGCCTCTATACTGGAAATGGTAGATGCAGTCAGGCATTTTCCAAAGCCTTCTTCACGAGCAGGCGTTTGCGGATTTCTTCCTGCGTTTCTGGTTCAGTAGGTGCAGGCTGTGTGGGTTGTGAAGGTTCGATAAGTGGGGGAGCTGGCTCCTGGATGGCTGGCAATGGTTCAGGAGCCAACTCTTCTCTGGCTGGTTCTGGCTGTTCCGGTTGTTCTGTTGCGAGCTTGCGTTCCACTTCTCGTTCGAGAAGCAGATTGTAAAGCGCGGATCGATAAGCGAGAAAGAACAATGAGAAGGAGAGGATTATTGTGAGGATCCACCATGTCGGAATCCACAAGCGGCCAGCTGTGAAGCCTCCGAAAAACCAGTTGGTCCAACTGTCAGGGCCTAGACGGTCAAGTTTTGGATCGACATAAACGAAGTAGCTGATGTCTTCAATCATCCAGCTGAAAGGAAAGGCACCTGCGGCCGTGAAGAGGAAGTAGCGTTTCTTATGGCGCCACATTCGGTGCGCCTTCAACAGTCCGAATGAGAATGTGATGGCGCACGACATTATCAGAAAGATAAGCTGGTAGAAACCCAGGTGCTTCCACCAGACGAGTCGAAGCCACCACGGTAGATGGCCTTCCCTGTCAAAGTAGAGGACCTGAAAAGGACCGACAATGTTTGCTTCAATCCAGCCGTAGCACACGGCCCAGATGATTGTGCAGATAACTACTGACAGGAGCTCTAGATGCGCGTCGAGAACCTCGTCTACCTTTTCTCTCGCAAAGCTGGCTATACGGTAGACTAGGCTCATTGCTACACCACGAAATCTGCGAAACTCCGGGGGTTTTCGGGAAGATTTTAGCTTGCGGCTTCTTCGCGTCCCTTCTTGCCAAAGTAGAAGCCTATGATCATGGTGACGATTGGCACGAGGATCTGAATGATTCCCGTCATGGCTTCTGTGCTTGTAGCTTTGACAAGAGTGTAGATGATTGCACCTGTTAGAGCTACGCTGAACACTAGAGCTAGAATTCCCTGCATGTCACTGACGTGGCTGATGTCTTGCGCGATCTTGTAGAGGACGTCTTCTCTTCGGCGTGGCTGAGGGTCACTCGCCACATGATACTTTGTTTTCTTACCCAA